GCGGTAGTAAAACAAACCAGCAAGAACAGGTTTTATCTGCATGAGGTTGTTGATTCAAACGGTAATATCATAAAAATTGACAACGGAGAGAGCGCCAATCCAACCAGCCTTGCTTCCGAAACCGGAAGCGCTGGGACGCAGTCTCCATTGTCAACTTCTAATGATACTATAGCACAAGGCGCGGATTCTGTCAAGAACGGGAAGAACGGAGAACTTTTCACGCCGTCTGCGCGGGAGACACCGGGAGACGCGCCGGCGGGGTTCGACCCCTATTCCCACATGCAGAATCAGTTCGGGACCATCGAGCCGGGAGAGAATCCGGCCCGGGTTGTGGACATCCCGGTGAGCACCAACGGGACCGACCGGGTAAGCCGGACCGCCAGAACGGCGGCGGAGGCTTCCGCCACGCCGGACAGCCGGATTCCCACCATCGAACAGGCGGTAAAGGACGGGAAGCTGTCCTACGTCCCCGTTTCTAATCAGGATGCGGCGCAGCGGGCCACGGACACCATTCAGCGCGACGGCTGGAGCAAGGCCCTGACGGACTGGACGGCGGAGGCGCGGGCCGGGAAAACCTCCGCAGACCTCACGGCCATGGGCGCGACGCTTCTGAACAACGCCGGAAACTCCTCCATGACCGGAGCGCAGTATGCGGAACTGCTTTCCGATTACGCCGGGATGCTTCGCAGCGGAGGCCAGGCCGTGCAGGCGGCCCGCATCTTGAAGCGGCTTTCTCCGGAAGGACGGCTCTATATGATCCAAAAGTCCGCAGAATCCATAGCCAAGGACATTTCCGGCAGCAGCGACGTGACGATTGACCCCGCCCTGATCGACGAATACCGCGCCGCCGGAGACGACGCGCAGCGGGACGCCGTGATCGTGAAAATGCAGCAAAACATTGCGGACCAGATGCCGTCCACCCTCTCGGACAAGTTCACGGCTCTGCGTTATGTAAACATGCTGGGGAACTTCAAAACCCAGGTGCGAAACATCGCGGGCAACGCCGGGATGCAGCCCGTGCGTATTGCCAAGGACAAGATCGGGGCGGTGCTGGAGGAAGCGGCCAGCGCGGCCACCGGCGGAAAGGTGGAGCGGACCAAATCGTTTCTGGTAAGTCCCTCCATGGTGAAGCAGGCGTGGGCGGACTTTGAATCCGTGCAGAACGAGGCGCTGGGCGAGGGGAAATACCAGAACACCACGGACCAAACGCAGCGCGACATTCAGGACAAGCGCACCATTTTCAAGAATAACGGAGACTGGGGAACCTCCCCGGAGAGCAACGCCTTTCTGCGGGGCCTGCGTTCTTCCACGGACGTGGGCTGGCGGGCGCTGGAGGGATACCGTAAGGCCACAAACTGGGCCATGGAGCACGGAGACGTGGGATTTTCCAGGTTTACCTACGCCGACACGCTGGCGGGTTATCTGCAGGCCAACGGCGTGAAGTCCATCGATACGGCAGACCCGGAGCTGCTGGACAAGGCCAGGGCCTATGCCATCCAACAGGCCCAGGAGGCCACCTACCGGGACACCAACGCCTTTTCCAAGCGGATTTCCCAGTTTGACCGCAACTGGAGCGAGACGGGGAAGAAGATTTCACAGGGGCTTCTTCCCTTCCGAAAGACGCCGGCCAACGTTCTGGCGCGGGCGGAGGAGTATTCTCCCCTCGGAATCGTAAATACCGCCTACGAAGCGGTGCAGGCAAAAAAAGGGAACGCATCTGCGGCGGATGTGATCGACAGTCTTTCCAAGACCATCACCGGAACGGGGCTTGCCGCCCTGGGCTATGCCCTGTTCAACGGCGGGCTTCTGCGGGGGAAGGACGACGACGACAAGCGCCAGGCCGGATTCGACGATCTTCTGGGGCATCAGGCGTATGCCCTGGAGCTGCCCGGCGGGAAAAGCGTAACGCTGGACTGGCTGGCCCCGGAATCCATGCCGTTTTTCATGGGCGCGCAGTTTGCCAAGGAGGCGGCGGAAAACGGGCTGAGTTTCAGCGACGGGCTCAACGCCCTGTCCTCCATCACGGACCCCATGCTGCAAATGTCCATGCTTCAAGGCGTCAACGACGCGCTGGACCAACTCCAGTACGGCAGCGAGAGTGCGGCCAATGCCGCAAAATTCACCGTGAACGAGCTGTGGAGCTATCTGACCCAGGGGATTTCCAATTCCCTTTTGGGACAGGCGGAACGGTCCTCGGAGCCCGTGCGCATGACGACCTATGCAGACAAGAACAGCGGCGTTCCGACGGAGGCGCAGTATATGCTTGGCAAGCTCTCCGCCAAGACACCCGGCTGGGACTACCAGCAAATCCCATACATTGACGCATGGGGGAGAACGGACAGCAACGGGAGCCAGGCGGAGCGGGTGTTCAACAACTTCCTCAACCCCTCCTATGTATCCGACGTAAAGGTGCGTCCCGTGGAGCAGGAGCTCCAGAGGCTGGCGGACCAGACCGGCAGCACGGCGGTGTTCCCCCAGCGTGCGGACACATACTTCAACGCGGACGACGGGAAAAAGGTCTTGACGGGAAAGGAATATGAAACCTACGCAAAGGCCCTGGGGCAAAACCGGTACAGCCTTGTGCAGGAGGCGGTAAGTTCTTCCGCATACAAGGGACTGGACGACGATGGAAAGGCCGACTTGATGGGGAAGCTCTACGAATACGCCAACGCCAAAGCAAAGCAGAGCGTTGCAAAGTATACCATGTCCAGCGAAATGCGTAAGGCAAAAGAGGCGGAGGACGCCGGAATGTCCCCGGCGCAGTATTTTATCATGCGGGCCACCATGGATACGGACGGGAGCGGGAGCGTCAGCCAAAAGGAGGCAAAGGCAGCCATTGACCGCTCCGGCGTGAATAATGCGGCGGCAGCGAAGGTATGGACCATTCTCAACAGCGGTTGGAAAACAAATCCGTATCGGAAATAAAAGGGGCGGGGCCAAAAGGCCCCGCTCTTATTCTGTCTGCGTGAAATCCCGCACCGCGTTGCAGTACACGCAGTACATGGTTTTGATGTGGCCGGGCTTCGTGCTGCGTTTCGTCGCCGTGGCCGGGGATGTACGCCCGCAGACCGGGCAGACAAAGTACCGCTTCCGAATACGGCGGCGGCACTTTATGCCGGGCATTTTTCCTCCCCGGAGGAATACTCCACATAGCGGTGATAGACGCCGCTCTTTGGCCCGCTACGCTCACGGACCTCCCGCACAGCCAGACCGGCCGTTGCCAGGATCGCAAGCAGCTCCCGGCGGTCTGCGGCGTTGTCAATCGGGATGGGAATGCGCGTCCAGATCATGAATTCGCCCCCTTTTCTCGGGAAATAAGACGGTTGATGTACCAAACAGCCTTTTGCAGATCCTCCACGCCGCCCTTGTGCTTCCATCGCCAGAGATATTTGATGGCGTTGGCGGTGCAAACGGCCTCGATGCCGGAAAGGCCGACCGTCGCGGATTCCAGCGCGTCGATGCACTCCACCTTTCCGGCGGTATAGTGGCTGGGGTGATTCACGGGATCGCTCTTCGGTTGGCATGTGGTAGTGTAATTCATGGTGTGTTTCCTCCCATTCGTTTTTCCGGTAATCAGCTCACTGTACGGCAGGGCCTCGATCCAGCGGCAGTATGTATGCCATTCGTCGAGCTTGTGGTTCTGGCGTTCCCGGTACTGCTTTGCCAGAACCTCGTAGTTCAGTAGCACGGTGGCCCGCTGGTTGTAGGAGGACGGGAGCAGCTGGATCATCTGCCACCAGTACTTCTTATCCTTGGTTCGCAGAAAGGCTTCCCGGTTTGTGTTCAGCAGCGCCAGGATAACCCGAAACCCGTCGAAGGGAGAATACGGGGCCTCACTCAAGGCGTCCGGCTGATAGTATGCTTCCAGATCGTCTGCAATTTCGACGTTCCGAACCAGATGCTCAACGCTGAAATCCGCGACAACGAATTCTTTCTCCTGGATCTTGTGCATGGTGGAGCAGGAGTTTCGGACGGTTCCGACCTTGTAGGTGTCAAACTCCTTCCACCAATACAGCGGAGCGGTGATGTCTGTCCACACCGCGATCATTCGGCGGTATTTGCTCTCTGCGGACGTTGCGTTCATGCGCAGCATCAGGTCCAGGTCGTTGGGTCCAACTTCAAAGGCTCCGTAAACGGGCCCGCCCAACGGGTATCTGCTGTCGCTCTTGGACCAGCTGTTCATGGGGTTCCGCAGGCCCCGGATCGCGGGCTCCCAGCCCTCTATGGCCGTGTTTTCAATCTTCAGCATGGTGTTCCTCTCTTCTGCTCGATGCGTTCACGCAGGGCAGAAATGGCAGTCTCAGCGCACTCCTGTTCATGCGGGTGAATCGTCCAGTACTCCACGATATTCTGCAATCCTTTTATGGCTTCTTCGTCCGTCATGCCTTTTTCTCCATTTCTTTGCGCAGGCTGTCCTTGATGTAGTAATCCAGCCCTCGCGCTCTACAAATGCGTTCTGCCTTTTCTCCGAACCATTTCCAGTCGATAGTTGACGGCCAATAATTCAGCTTCCCAATTTTCACCCTAACATTGGTATCTATAACCGTCAGGGAGGTCAAAACATAACAAGGCTGTATAACCGGCTCGAATGATACCCATTTGTGGCACGGAGCCATCTGCATAATTTCAAATCGGTTTTTCTCTCTGACTGTTCCGGGCTCCTGAGTGTCATGTACGGCCCCCGTCGAAGTAATTCCGTACCAATCGTTCTTATCCAGCAAATCGAAATCTCTGCTCCCGTCTCCCTTTGTGAGAATCTGAACGTGATTCCCGCTGCCTTTCAGCACCTTGATAATCTCACGTGTCGCGGTGCTGTCGTATCCAGTCGGGTATGGGTCGCAGGTGAAGCATAGGTGAATGAGCTTATCGGTAATACCTTCGCGCTCAATCTGCTTTGCCGTGGCCTCTACGATACCCTCACGCGGCTGGACATTGCTGTGGAAAGCCTCTCGGTCTTTGCGTAAGACTGCCGGCGCGAAGCAGTAATAACATCTGTGCGGGCATCCAGTGTATATGTTCAGCGCATAGTCTCCGTATTCTTTTGCCTTTCCTCTGGGGACGTATATCGGCTTCATGCCTTTTTCTCCTCTCCGGCCAGCGCGGGGTTATCGTAGATGTTGCCGATTACCTCGCAATCCGCCGTCTCCTTGTAAAATAAGTCACCCATTTCGACTACCTGCCGGTTTGTAAAATACAGGCACATTCCACGCTCGGTGTACGTTACCTCTCCTCGATTGAGAAAAACATCGTCGTGATACCCCTCGTAGTCTGCAACGGCATCTTCAAACGTCACAATGTCCCCTTCGAAAATCTTGACGCCATTTTTGTCTTTCAGTCCGGTGTACTGGCCGACGGTATCTCCAGAGACGGAAATCCAGTTTTTCCAGCCTGCCTCAAAAATACTGTATCCCTTAAAGCACTGGAGAGAACCGTATACCCACTCTCCGTTGTCCGTGCGCTTTCCTCTGAAAAGTATCTCTCTCATTTCTGCTCCTCTCCGGCCAACTTGGAACTATCTTGGGTTAAACTTGGAACTGACTTGGAACTTGCTAACTTGCTAACAGTTTGCTTATTTGTTTGCTGATTGTTTGCTAAAGCGGCCTCTGCTTCGGAGCGGGTGAGAAAGACGGTCCTGCCAAACATACCAAGCGTAAAGTGGTTTGCGCCTCTTCCGGCCTCGATTATAAGTTCCGTTTTGGAGCTAAAATATATGGCGTTCACCACCCAAGGATTTACCTTTCGGCTTGCTTTGTTCGCTTTATAAATCGTCTGCCCCACTTTGCACGGCAGCACCACGCACCTCCCGTCCCGATCTGCCTCGGCAAGAGCGCGGAGGCGGTCAAGGTTTCCCAGTGACTTGATTTCCTTCAACGTTTCTTGCAAATCGGTTGTCTGGTTATTCCTGCAAATTTTCACAAGTTCCGTAAGATATTCCGGTTCAAGGCCTATGTCCTCATAGGCGGCGAGACGTTCATGAATATCCTTGACCCGTTGCGCGTCAAACTTTGTTTCACGGCGCAGGTGGTCGCACAAAAAAGTCAGGTCGTCTGTCGCTTTAGTTAATCTCTCCATGCTCATTCTCCTTCTTTCGTCAGCGGCTCGTTGGCGGGCTGGGCGCGGCGGTTCCATGCTGCTGTGGCCTCATCTTCACTCGCAAAAACAGCGTCAATCCCGCCGTCACACTCCCGGCACGACACCATGCATTTGTCAGGATTTTCAAAAATGTGTACAAACTTTGCTTCGCCTCCGCAGAACGGGCACGGTTTAAGTTCACTCATTGGGGGCCTCCTTTCCCGGCCTGCGGGCCGCGCCATTCAAAGCCTTTGCAGTCATCGTCAAAACAGCCGTTGCATGGCGTATCTGCCAGCAAGGAACAAGTGCCATAATCAAAATCCATACAAGTCCATTTCCAGTCTGGATAATTTCCATCAACATCGCCAACGCCACTTGAATATTTTTCGCATTGCTCATTCTTACACTCGATGCGATTTTTGCAGTAAGCGCATATATCGTCGGAATCTCGCTTTAAAACCGCCGTCATGTCCTCCACCGCCGCCTGCAACTGCCGCTGGCTCTCGGCAAGTTTCTGTTCCAGCTTCTTAATTTTTGCGTTCGCAATCAGCAGATCGGCTTCAAGATCGGTCATAGTTCACCATCCATTCTTGCGCCGCAGTTGGGGCAGTAGTTGTCTTGCGGCTCCGTGTCGTAACGGTACACGTACCGCCCACACAGGGAGCACTTTTCTTCAAGCGAAGTTTCGTAATCGTGCGAATTTCGCCCAATCTCAACCCACCATCCATGCACCACCGGCGCGACATCGGTGGCAGGCGCATCATCGATCATTCGTCGAAGATCGTTCGGGCTTACTACTCCAATGATTTTTCCGGTATCCGTGCGCTCGAAGTGCACATAGTCTGCGGAGGATTGGATAAGCGCATCGGCTTCAACGTACTTTTTCGGCATCGTTTTCCTCCTTGTGGCACAACGTATACAGCGGACACATATTCCCATACCACCGGCAGATGCACCAGTGGTCGATCATGTAGCAAGCATATGGATTAGGCATTGTTTTCTCCTTTCACGCCGCGCCACTTTTCTACTACGAATTTGGGAATATACACCACACCTTTTTCTTCATTTGTAGTAAGGTAATAGGCGGCATCTTTTCTAAACGCATCCAATTCCGCACGGAGGCGGGCGTTTTCAACTGTCAGGGCTTCGATGGCATCGGCGGCATCGTGCCGAATCAAACATCCCGGCTCTCCGTTGCACTCAGCTTGCCGTTCACATTCCGGGCAAATCAAATCATCGTTGCGCAGTTCTTCAACGATCTTTTTGTAGTCCATCATCGGGCCTCCAGTTTCCGCACCATCCGCCGTGCACCGGGCAGATGCCGCGCAGGGCGCAGGTGTCACAGTTTTCCATCTTGTTTCCTCCGTGCAAGCTGCATCTGGACCTCCGCGCAGACGCGGGGCCATGCGATGTGAAACCAGTCTTTCCATCTGTTGCAGACATTTGCGGAGCAGGGGCACGGGCAGGTTTCGCAGGGGCTTTTTTCAATCTTCATCGTCTGTTTCCTCTCCGACGGCCACGGTAAGTCCGGGTTCCGCCATGAATTTTTGTGATATCGCCTAAATGTTTCATTACTTTACCTCATACTTAAACATGCCCGGAATATTTTCCCCTGCACGCTGCGCAGTATTTGCGCTGATTGCCCCAGGATCATATTCTCCACCGCCTTTGTGCCTCTGCAATTCGCTTCTGCGCTATGTCAAAATATGTGGGGTCAAGTTCTATGCCTATAAAATTGCGCCCCGTGTTGATACACGCGACACCTGTTGTGCCGGAACCCATGCAGTTGTCTAGTACAGTTTCACCTTCGTTTGTGTAGGTTTTGATTAGGTATTCAAATAATGCT